TTTAATACAAAACTAATATGCAAAACAAACAACAAATAATTAATGCTTTGGGTGGTATCAACGAGCTCCAACCTCAAATGCCAGACCATTTAACTGAACTAGTTAATTGGCATACCGATGACATTACAGGAGGTTGGTCTAGTAAACTGGGGTATGAAATGTTTTTTCCATATCGCAATGACTGGACACCATTTGCGTCAATGGCAAAAGTAGATAGTTTGTTTTACTTTAATCGACACCAGGGTGCACAGGATAGTATTATCTTTGAAGCTGGCGGAGTGCTCTATCATTTGTTTGAGCACGGGATTGCATCTAAACAATCTCTTGATACAGACAGAACAATACCTGGAACAATAGAACCATCGACCCAGTATTTACCTGTTGGTCGATTTGTTTGTATTGTTAATGGGTATGATAAACCTATTAAGTATTTGGCTTGGCCTGTAGTACAAACTGGTACAGCTACATTTAAACCAGCAATCTTTCCTCTTGGCTTTCATCGAAGACCAGGTACACCTAAGGCTTGGGATGTTGCTACAGATCCAACAGCAGCAAGTACAACAGCAACAGATAGTATTTGTGTGCAGTTTAAAGCTGTACCTGAACTTGGTCTTGGTATTGATACTGATGGTAAAAAAAATAGTTTTAAATGGAAAGTTAGTTTTATCAATAATGCTGGTGCTGAATCTCCTTTATCAAGTGCATCGGAACAAGTAAATTGGACAACAACAGCCAGTGCTTTTCGATATGCTTGCGCCATTGAAATACCTATTGGTGAAACAGGAACTGTTGCAAGACGTTTGTATCGCACAAAAAACTTTTCAGATGATGCTGGTAATGATGGTAGTTTGTACTACTTTGTTGCTGATATACCAAATAACTTTGAACGATTGTATATTGATGATTTACCCGATATAGCATTGGGCAGTGCTGCACCTG